GAAATTATTACTACTGACTTTTGCTTTCTTTTTCATACCATCAATCTTGATTGCCATACGATCCTCTCTTGTTATATTTAATTATACAGGATTTTATTCTGCTGTCAACTGTTCTACCATATCAATCACACCACTTAGGCAAGTTGGGCAAAAACTAGCTGGTAATATACCAATGTCACCTTCGATTCCGCCTTCATCTGATGTGTAATCACACTGACATATTGAACATGTATGATGCTCTTCTTCCGACCATTGTTGCTGTTCTAATTCTTGCTGATGTGCTTCTGCGCTAGTCAATTTGGCCACCTTCGCTTTCTACAACCGCCTTTTGTAACTCTCGATTAACCATCTTATAAGCCGCACGTTCCATGCTGTCTAGATCATCCCAATTCTCTTCCATGCTGTTTAAGGCTCCCCAGAGATTCTTGTGGCCATATTCTTCACCGTGCCACTGTACGATACTGTAGGCTTCTTCAATTTCCATATACACAGGTGTTCCCATTATTTTCCTCCAAGTTGGAATTTTTTAAGATATTCTTTAGCCGCAGTTAGATCTGTTACGGGGTCAACAGAGTCTAATAACATAGCATGGCGTGATAGTTGTAGAATTCTCTGGGCACGAAATAATCGTTCATATCGGCTTTCACCTGGATAGGGTTGGCTCCATTTATAGTTCATTATTCGCTTTCCTTGATTGGAGTGATTGATGATTGGAATTCATTGTCCCATGGTGGATCTGATATAGTCGCGGGCGAATAGGTCATGATCTCTTCTAGACTTTTAGTGCCCACAGTATTATGAGATAATATCTGTTTAACTGGCGTGCTATTTGCATATAAAAGATATGCGAAATATGGCACCGTTACTAGTCCTATTAATACTAGTGTTCTATTAGATTTTAGTAATTTATCAAGAGATCCAAACATTTAATTGCTCCTCCATTTTGTATATTATAGCATCTTTTGGGCAAAATGTCAACCATTTAACAGCACACCAAAAGTCAAATATTGTTCATAATGGGCTATTTCTTGGTTGATTTGTTCTAATAGTTCCTTGTGCTTACGGGTTTGGCGACCCATTCTACGGCAATTAATTTCTTCTTCTGATAGTTTTTTAACCATAGCACCTATAGCATCGCTCATTTTCAGCATGTCATTGGTATGCTTTTTCATTTTATGTGCGGGTGCTTCAAGTTCAATTTGAACCTGTGCCCAATCTAAACTTTGAGTGATTTCAGCCATAAACTAGTATAACACATTTTGATGTAGTTGTCAATGTCGATAAATACTAGATAATAGGATTCTGTAATGCCAAGATTATCACTATACAAGCCCACCAAAGGCAATGACGATAAATTCATCAACAAGACCATGAGTGAAATGTTCACTGTAGGTGGTGTTGATGTTTATGTCCACAAATATCTAGGACCACTAGCTCAGGCCAATACTAGTGCCACTGAGCCAGGTGGTGCTACATCTATAACAGGAATCCAAGATCTACTGTTCTTAGAAAACCGTGACCGCAAGTATGACACATCAGTCTATACTATCCGCACTATCTATCGCATAAACGACAATGATTTTGATCTAACGCAGTTTGGTCTATTCCTAACTGGCGACACTATGTTTTCTGTATTCCACTATGATGACATGATTGACGTTATTGGACGCAAGCTCATGGTAGGTGACGTGTTGGAGCTACCAAATCTAATAGACTACTACCCATTGGATGAGGGAGTTGGTGCCGCACTCAAACGTTTCTATGTAATCAATGACGCAAGCCGTGCCGCAGAGGGATTTGCGGCAACCTATTGGCCGCACCTATGGCGTTGTAAACTACAACCATTGGTAGACAGCCAAGAATACAAAGACATTCTTAATAACCTACCAGCCAGCAACGACGAAACAAATACTAATACTCTAGGTGAAGTTATCAGTACTTACAACAAGTACATTGAAATCAATGATGCTATAGTCACACGTGCAGAACAAGATGTTCCTAAGAGTGGTTACGATACTTCAATGATCTACACTGAAGTAGTTAACGAATATGGATATCCTGTTGATCCTGGTGCGATTGATGCTAGTGATCTATCACCAGATGCTAGTTCAAACGTAGCAGATGCCAGTGCGCAGACATTAACCTCGGCTGTAAAGGTAGAAGGCTATCTGACTGGAGATGCGTTACCACCAAATGGTGCTACAGTAGCCGCAGGTATTGCTTTCCCTGTTGCACCAGGACAAGGTGACTATTTCCTACGTTTAGATTATATCCCAAACAGATTGTTCCGTTATGATGGACGCCGTTGGGTCAAAGTTGAGGATGCAGTGAGAACTAACCTAACACCAGGCACAGAAAATCAAACACAATTAAGTGGCTTTATCAATGATACTAATCAGTTCATGAGCAATAGTGCGGCATGGGATGGTATACGTATTTCAAGTCCATATACTCCGCCCGCTAATGCCGCAACCTTGTCATTTACATTATCTACCAAGACTGTGGTTGTCAAAGTTCCATACAACAGCACCTATGGTGTTAGAACTAAATTAGATGGATTACCTATCACGAATACTATTTCTAACAGCAGTGGTAACATAGCGATTACTATTACAGGACCACTGTACCCAAGAAAACTAAGGATAACATCAGCTACAGCCACAGGCGGTAATGCTACTGTGCAGTTTGCCGCACAACCAACAACACCATTCGTAGTAGGACAGACCATACAAGTCGCAGGAGTTACAGGAGCAACACAGTTCAATGGCAGTTATGTTGTGAATGCAGCCAATGCTTCAAGTGCCAGCTACACACTAGCAGGCAACCTAACTGGCACTGTATCAAGTGCTACGGTCGCAGATGGTAGCCCATTGCCAATTGGCAGCCTATTAGAATACACAGTTTACAGACATGTGATCAATGAACGTCAGGGTCTAAGTCAGGCTCTGCGTCCTTCAGCGGATAACTTATAATGCCTACAGCAAATCAACAGTTCTTTTATGACGCCCAGATAGAGCGATTCCTTGCACAGTTTATACGTATGGTATCAGGATTCCAAGTAGAATTTGGAGCCGACCGTGATGGCAATGTTACCTATCAGCGTGTACCTGTTTACTACGGTGATAGCAGTCGTCAGGTACAGACCATACTCAGCCAAAATACCGCTGGTAATATGTTACCCACAGTGCCGGCTATGGCTACTTGGATTAACAACATCACCTATGATCGTGATCGCGTACAGGATCCCACTTTCATTGGAAAGATGCAGATCAGAGAACGCTACTACAATGAAGACACCATGGAGTACGAGAATCGCCAAGGTAATGCCTTCAGTATCGAACGCCTAATGCCTGTGCCATATACTATTGAATTAAAATTAGATATCTGGACCAGTAATACTAAACAGAAACTACAGCTATTAGAACAATTAATGGTTCTGTTTAACCCGGCACTGGAAATACAATCAACTGATAACTACATCGACTGGACCAGCCTAAGCGTAGTATATCTAGATTCACCAAATTGGACCAGCCGTAGCGTGCCAATTGGTACCGAAAATCCCATTGACGTAGCTACCTTAACATTTAAATTACCCGTGTGGATCAGTCCGCCAGCTAAGATTAAAAAGCTGGGAGTCATACAGAAGATCATCGCTAACATACACGATAGCGATGGCAATCTCAGTGCTGATGTGATGAGTGAAGATAATCTATTAGGGCGTCGACAGTATTTTACTCCAATGATGTATGGTGTGCTTCTAATAGGTAATCAACTTACCTTGCTTAAGATAAGCGAATTAGAAACTCCTCGTGAACCAACATTAGAAACTCCGGTAAAAATAGGAACTAAAGATGTCTGGCGTAGTTTAATCAGTATCTATGGTGAACTACAGAATGGAATAAGTCAGGTAAGACTGTTACAAGAAGACGGAGTAAGCGAAGTAATCGGAACGGTAAGCTATCATCCCACAGATGATACGCTGTTGATATTCAATGTAGACATAGATACTAAACCAAGCAACACATTAAATCCTATCGATGCCATAGTAGATCCTCATAAACAATCCGCGATTAGTCTTGCTACTTCAGCTGTAAATGGTACTAGATATCTTATCTTAAATGACATTGGTAGTTACGATAATGCTCCGGGTAATGATGCGACAATTTGGCGTGGTACCGATGGCTCTCAACTAATAGCACATGCCAACGATATTATACAATACAATGGTACACGTTGGACTGTTTCATTTGACAGCCAAACTGATAATACATTACAATATGTAAGTAATCTCAATACTGGAACTCAATATAAGTGGGCAAATCAACAGTGGGTAAAAAGCTACGAGGGCGAATACAAGGAAGGACTTTGGACACTGGTCATATAGAAGGTGTAGGTACTTTCATCTATTCTATCTCAACCCATAGATATCTTTTCTTATTGCGTAACTCTAGCAAGTATTCTGGCACATGGGGATTGTCTGGTGGTAAGATTGATGCCAACGAACAACTACTTGCTTCGCTGACTCGTGAACTCAGTGAAGAGCTAGGATATGAATTTCATAACGTCAAGGTTATTCCCATAGAAAAATTTACCAGCGATAACGGACACTTTAGTTATCACACTTTTTTAATTCCTATAGAAGACGAATTTGTTCCTGTGCTAAATTACGAGCATCGTGGATATTGCTGGGTAGCATTAGAAGATCACCCTAAACCTTTACATCCAGGGGTTTGGCGCACGATTAATTTTACAGCAGTAATTGAAAAAATCAAGACCTTAGAAAAAGTCTTGTTATAGATCACATTCTAATACGAAATCTCTAAAACTAATTTGTCGATAATTGCCGCACCATTTAAGATCCTCGGGGATTAAATTTCTACCAAACGGGGTCACCCATACGAAATCTACATCATCGTATACATCAAATAACTGTTTACGATTTTGTACCCATTTATTATGGTCTATTTCAAAGTCCCATTTAGCATCATATCCGTTGGTATCAGCATAAACATTATGGTTATGCTTGTCTAGAGCATGACCATCAAATCCTAATAGATAAATTTTAGTATGTCCATCAAATGCTGCAATATATGCTGCCGCAGTTCCTGCATCAGCATAAGGATCATATGGAATTAAATAAAATTTACCAGGATGTTCTAATAGATGTAAATTGTTAGTATAAACTATATTGTTATTTACATAATTACTGCTGGCTATTTCAGGAACAATACCATTATCACCAGACGCTACTAAAAAATCAGGAGTAAAATCTCTATAGAGGGCATTGCATCCATAAGTTTGAACTGTTTTACTTCCCAATAGACCTTGAGGTTTTTTAAGAAGATTTAAATCAAATGTTAATCGATTGGGGCCATTGCCTATAATAACCGCACGTCCACTGATCTGATTGTTTGTGATCGCATTAGGGACTGTTTCTGTTACACTATGCCATTGATGATTTACTTGTTTACGTTCAACAATGATGTCTTCACCGGTATAATCTGTACGATATTTTTTAGTTATTTGAAGCATAGTTCACCTATTATACTATGTATGTACCAAATGCTTTAACATTGGCCTGTACCACTGATGCAGCCACCGTACCTGTGTAGTAAACATTAACGTTGCCTGCAATCACGTTTGCAGTTAAAACACCCATCGAATAACCATTATTAGTTATACCGTATGTAGAAATATAAGCATTTCCGTCGCCGTCAGTAACTACCTGTGCTGTATATGATTCTACATTGCCAGTAGCCCCTGTACCTCTCTTAGCCGAAACTTGGAAAGTAGCACTGGTAAATGTTGTTTGGCTACGAGTAGCGATCACATACGGTGTATTATTGGCTGTGATGTTAACTGCTGTCTGTGTATAGACTATGTCTGTACCATTAAGCAAGTTAATGTCACCGGCTGTGTTAACTTCGATACGTTGTGTAGGCGCGCTTACACCAGACCAAATCTGTGCGCCAGTATCTGCAGCGACAAATTGATTGTAACCACTACTACTGACCAGCGACGTTAGTTCTGTAGTTGTAGTAAATATACGAGCATCAATAACATCATTTGGAGCTGGTGGTTCTGTAAATTCAAGTTGATTATTAGTAACTGAGTAAGCCAGGGTTGGGAATTGTAATACACCATTGATGCTTACTAAAGTACCTGCTGTGGTCGAATTTGCTTGTAATGTAAATGTAGTATTTGTTCCGTCAACATTACCAAATCCGCCTCCTACGTTACCTGAGAATTGACGATCGGTGATAACAGTAAATGAAGTACCAGCAGTCTGCCATCCATCACCATCATAAAATTCCAAATTATTGACTGTTTCGCTAAAACGTATCATACCTATTACGTCAACATTACCAGAAGATCCTGGACGTTGTGCTGAACTACCCACTGGTAGGATGACAGCACCAGTGCTGTCAAATTTAGCTATTACGCCATTATGTACTGTGGTATTACCTGTTGAGCTGAATACTATAGCACTCTTAGCAGTGTCTGCGTAGATCAAACCATCATTGCCAGTTGCACCATAAACTTGGAATGCTTCTGCGGCTCTCGTGCTGTTGATAACTGCACCTTCACCTACCCATAATGTTTTACCAATTGCTGTACCGCCAGCGACTATTAAAGCACCAGTGGTTAAAGAACTTGTATCTGTTGCGGCGTTAGCCCAGATCGTGCCTGTTGCAGCTAAAGTATCTGCGTTGATCCTACTTGCTGATATGTTTGCAGTTGTATTAATAAATCCAGTTGAGTTAACTGTCC